GATCGTCATTGAACTTATCGCTATTGTCAATCTCAATCTTAAATGCATCAAGGTTAGGCAGCTTATTGTACTTAGCAACAAACTTACCAGCCTCTTTGAATAGTTGATTGTATACACCTTGAAAGTATTCAGGCTTTATAAATGGTAGAACCTTACGCATATAAGATTCATTTGTAAGTACATTACGAAGAATAACTTGTTCAACGTTACTCATAATTTTCCTTCATTACGCATTTGTCTACGAATCTTAGTAGCAGAGATATTATGAATCTCTTCACCAAGATCATGTTGGGTGAATGTATAACCAACACCACGACCATAGCTAATGTCTACGATGTTTGGTACTTGCATTATAACATATTCAACACCCTCTGTAAACCCATGTTCTGCTAATCCTGCAACAATATTTTGTCGTACCTCATTCCACTTAAATGGATTGTCATATTGACCCTCTGTACGTCCACCACCTGCGTCTGTACCAATAATACCACCAACGTCTCGTACCATAATTACGACTTGACCAGTCTCTGCTAATGACTTTTTAAATAAAGCTGTGTGTCCATCATGCCATGGCTGCCAGCGTCCTAGCATTTGTGTTGTTGGTTTCTTGTAATCAAACATTGTATTTCGCCTTTAATATATTTGCAAAGTTAATGATCTCATCATCTGACATAAATCCTTTGATTTGGTGGTCTACATCAGTTGGAGCTTCAAAGATCTTATTGGTGTCATCAAACCGACCTGCTTCAATAGTATCCATCCAAATTGTAATGTCAGCATCAAACTCTTCACGAGTTGCACCAGTAGGACAAACAAAATCACAAATAACAGTTCGAGCTCGTACAGCTTCAAATGTAGCGATAGTATTCATACGTTCAGATTGACGTCTACGACCTGCATCAGTAAAGTCCCAGTCATTTGCCATCTCACGTACTTTGTCTGCATTATACCAAGCACAATTAAGGTGAATTTGTAATCGTTTTGCAAGGTGGGTTTTACCAGCGCCTGGCAGTCCCATAATTAGTATTTTCATTTATTTTCCATCTTTTCTAGATTATTCATAAGTACACTTTCAAGGATTTTTCCTGCATACTTTTGTAAATCTGTATCATCAACTGATAAGTCATCATCTGGACTATAGTGTAATGTAAAATCAAAGTTCATTTCTAATGACTCTTCATTAACTTTAATAGATCCAAAGCTAATCACAGACTCTATATATTCACCCGTTTTTACACGAATATGCCAATGATCATGATCTCCTGGAATTAATTCATAGTCTTTATTTTCTTCAAGCATATTAGGGATCTTAACCATAATCTTCCTCTACAATCTCATCCATTGACACTTGTTCTTTATGACCAATAGTATACTGTTTCTTTATAAACTCTTTAAAATCCGTGTTTGCAAAAATTGGTTCCCAGAATTCATGCTCTAAAGTTTGATCATGCCTAACTTTGCCACCAATTTCACCTGTCTCCATATCAACCGCTGCATACCATCCATTCGAAGGCTTAGTAACGTACCCACCAGCAAGAGCCACGTCAAGCAGGCCAGAATAACTGCGAACACCACCGTCCCAGGAAACAGTAATAGGAATCTTAGACTTTTCTTTAACATATCTACTCTTCTCAACGTTAATAACAAAGTGATAGCCTTGGATCTCAGTACCTTTTTTATCTTGTTGTCTACCTAGAATCCAGATATTGTCAGCTGAATAGTAAATGCCTGTACCACCACCAACAACGGCTTTAGGGAATAGACCGATCTCCATATACGTATGGTTCACAGCCAACATAGGAATATTCTTCATAGCAAGATAAGGTGTTGCCATACGGAATAAACCTTTGAGTGCTTTAGCACGTGACATGTCAGCAACTGACTTTTCGTTCAATGCATCTTCCATCTCTTTCTTGGATGCAAGATTACCAATAGAGTCAATAACAATAATGACCTTATCATCACGATCCAGTGCTTCAAGCTGAGACATTAAGTCAAACTTCAGTTCTTCTACATTTGTAATAGGTGTATGAAGTACTCGGGATGTATCAACCTCAAATTGTTCAAAATAAGCTTGTGGGGAACCAAACTCTGAATCATAGAATAGCATAACAGCATCCGGATTTTGTCTGAGATATGCTGATGCCATAATTAAAGCAAATGAAGTTTTAAAATGTTTAGATGGTCCTGCAAGAACGGTAAGGCCTGGAGCCAAACCACCATCGACAGATCCTGATAGTGCCACATTGATCATTGGCACATCTGTTGGAGTCATATCCTTTTCGTTAAAAAATTTAGACTCTGAAAGAACTTCTGTATTAGAAAGCTTAGAGTTCTTTTTAAGCTTGTCCATAATTGACATGCGGGTCTCCTAAATAAGTAATAATTATATTATACCATAAATTCTGTGAGCTGTACACTAGCAATATTGGGTTTTCCTTGTCTTTGTTCCCATCCAGAAACCCAACCAGAATTATTAGTAATAGTTGATGGTACGTGATCAAAAGTATCATCACTACGAGGCACATAGTTTTGTCCAAATCGCACGAAGTCACAAAATACATCCTCATTATCTCTGGGTGCCCCGCCCATGCGTTCGCATAATATATCCATAAATTGATCTGTCGTATATCCCTTTGATAACATTTTCATACAACGAATGGCGTTGTTCCCAAAATATCCATGACTCATATCATCTACAAGATCTTTATGGTAATCACCCAAGTCATAAGAAAATGCAGCATAAACAAAGTTAAAACGTTTGTGTCCTTGTTTTAAGTTATATTCGTTTAAATAATCTACAACCTGTTTGTGTGTTTTCTTTTCACCAGAATGTAACCAATCGATTAGTTTATCAAGTAAACCTGGTAATTCATCTGTAAGATAATCAATTACGCTAACACCCTTTCTAGGTGATGGCGGTTGGTTACCAATTGATGTAAATGTAGCAATCTTATTAGCCTTACGATACTTTAGATCAGCAATCATCTCTTCGATAGATTCCATAACTCCCCATTTGTGGACACAATTATTTCTATAACCATGGTCTCTTGTAAACGATGCGCCAGAACCCGTAGCTCGATGAGACATATAAGCAAAAAGCCAAGTCTTGAGATCCCATTTTTCAGTTACATAACTATCTACAAGATCTAAGTGCTTTTGACCAAGAGAAATATTTTTTATTTGATGATGTCTTTTAGGCGTTTTACTTCGATACTTTAAATCCTGTAACACATTAGAAAATCCAGCAGCATTTCGAGTATAACAATCATAGATGTCAATCTCTTGCATTAGTGGATCATTAATTTCTTGTGTAGCTACAGACCCTGTATATGGAATAGCACCCCAATTACAATTAAGTTGTAACCACTTTGCCTTTGGATAATAATAGTTTACTAGAACATCGATTGCTGGTTCATTAAGCCACATTCTTTGCCCAATCTCTGTATGAATCTACAGTTTCATATAGGTTTTCATTTTGTAATATTGGTTCTTGTCCCACATTCCAAAACAGAATATCGCGATCAGTATTCTTAGGAATATACTTCCATACCTTACCATCATAGGTATCTATAGTTGGGAATGGTGGTAGGTTCTCTTTCTTTTCAGAAGCAGTAAATGCAAGAGGATCTGATATTGCCTCAGCTCTACCAAGTTCACCTGCCTTCATATTACGTGATACACAGACTGATGTGAACTTAGCATTAGGCCATGCAATCTGTAATGCTCTTGTCAGTACACCGGTTGATGTTGCAACATAAACCTCTTCAGGCTCTTCAATCTGTGATGCAGTCTTTACAATACCTGCAGTTACCTTCTCATGTTTTAGACCCAATGGAACAAAAAAAGCATTAGATCTCTCTGCTGCCCATTTCTGGGCAATAAGATTTAGATTCGGCATTGCAGCAATACGATGAAATTCTACTTTAGCGCCTCGTTCTATACAACATGCCTGGTGATGACTAATTCGTTTTGAGGAAGGCATAAACAGCTTGACTTCCTTTCCGTGTCTTTTAGCCACATCGAGTATGCTAACACCAGCGAGACCAGTAC